CAGGAACTGAAAACGATTCCATTATCCAGTCACCTTTCGTGTATTGAACTTGTACGCAATACTGTCAATACCCCATGCAAGACCCGCTGGACCGGTGAACAGAAGTTGTACAGAACGTGCAAGCCCAAGATTGGAACCACGCACAACTATTCCACCTTCAGCCTTTGCGCCCCAGTTGTCATCCCAGTTGCCAATGTCCCAATACAAACCCTGAGATTGAACATCAACAGTTATGCTAAATTCTTTTCTTTCGTTACCGATTGCTTCCTCAAAGTCGTGAAATACTCGCACATCAATAACCCGTGCAGTATCACCCTGCTTGACAACAATGTCTGGTCTACGCCACATTTTTTTACTGGTGTACGAACGACCATCAACCCAACCAGTTCTGTAATAAGAACTAAAGTTTGTTTCAACTGTTGCCAGTAAATCTTTTTCAGATTCAAACGCATCAACCTTCAATACACGAGGTATTGACGGATGGATAGCAAGACCAGATGTTGCTCCACTGGAAGAAATAAAGTCGCAACCACCAACAACACCAAAGCCATCACCAGTTGACAACATTGTGTACGCACCACTCTGTCCGATGCTTGGGTCAAAAACCAAATTGACAGTAGGGGATGTAGGCGTAGTAACTTTTGAATATGGCAACGAAAGCCATACACGACGATTTATGTAAGATACAGAAATCGTAGAAGTTGCAGCATCGTTTATTTGGTTGTTTGGATAAATAGAGTTAAAGTTGTCAGACAAATCAACAACACTTGAACCATTGTAAAAAAACAATCCATCCGGGTGTGAATAAAAATAAACACCATTCTCTGCAACAGCAATCTGTCTTGGTGAGTTAACACCAAGACGAGAAGTTAATTCAACAACAGAAAAATCTGCAGTCTCATAACCATAAACAACATAAATAGAACGTGGCTTAAACACAATCAACTGACCTGCGTGCACAGCAAGACCCGTTATTCCGTCACCACCACCAAGGAAATCGAAGTAGTCAAGTTCTGCCCAGTCCCGTGGTTCGTTCTCATGAGAGTAATGCAATCTGTTTTTGTAGTTTGTGCCATCAACGTCAATACCCGCAGCAAACATTTTGTTTGCATGAACAATAATATGTTCGGATTTTGGAAATCTATTTCTTGCTGGAGAGTTGTAGTTATTATTCCAATGCGAACTGGTTACGGTATTAATTGCAGTTGCATAAGTATTACCAGTTTCCCAAACATAAGCCTGCGTACCATCATACCCAGTAGCGATATAAAGTTCGGCACCCCAGTTAGCAAAAGAAGCACCATTAACATTTGAAGCAACAATGTTATTACCAGAAGAATACGCAAGTTGTGTAAAGTTTCCACCAGTTGAATGAAAAACATTTGTACTACTTGACAGCATTACTCTTGGGGTTGCACCATAAAATGCGTGCAACCTGTAAGGTGTCCATGTCCCGGACACAGCAGTAGAGTTAATCTCACGCATAGCACCACGAGCAAACAACCCACCACGAGGGTCAATCTCAACATTCAACATGTCAGGAGACTCATTGCGAGCCAACTGGAACTGGTCTGCCCTAAGGTTCAAACCACCTGTGAAGTCGTCGTAGCGCTCAACGGATACATTGCTCATTGTCCAAGAGTCGCTCCAAGCGTCTGCAACCAGCGCTTCATAGTTGGATACTGGCGACCAGCAGACATAACAACAGGTTGTGCACTTGATGCTTTCATCAAGTCACGACGAGCAAGACCAACACCCTCTTCAAACGAGTTCATGTACATCTGTGACAACTGTGCATCTTCTTGACGCTGGTATACACGAGCAAGAACAAAGTAAGGGAGCAAAGCATGGAACCACTCATCAAGGTCAATTACTTCTGAATCATTAGTAAGCCACGTGTAAACAGGGTTGCGATAAGCACGAACCACCATTGGGTAAATCGCATCTGGTTTAGCCCACAACTGCAACTTCTTATTCCAGAAAGAATAAAAATATGGTCGGCTTGGAACATCCGTGTTCCCAAGCCAAATCTCTTCAGCATTGTCATATGGAATCAAAGTAAGACGAGCACCAGAAGTGCTACTGTCAATTACTGAAATGATTTCTCGAATGTCACCAATGTTCGCAATCGTGTATTCACGTTGGTCAACAACAGTATTGAAAGAATACGTAGCCTGAAGAAACGGCCACCTGCGCTCTAGTGAAAAGATGCGTTGAAATCCTTCACGAGCAAACTGGTCAATGATGGCATTAGGCAAATCCTCGGTATCCAAGTCAGACATATTGCGTACCTGTGTACGCAGAGTTGCGAGAGTTATGCTCATTTAGCCTGACCTTGTGACCTTAAATGTCCGATGCAGTAATCCGTGCCCCTAGCCTTCGGACCCTCACAGGTGTCCTCATTTGCTATACAGCGGTTGCGCCCGATATACGGCGCAGATGGAGCAGCAATCTTTGCTCCCGCTGTTGGGGCTAGGCGGAACCCAGATACTGGTGTTCCGTAATACGATTGGGCTTGTACGGCGTTTTTCATATACAACTAACCCAATTTGTTACATATCCCCCACCACAGAAGAAGTCTGTAGTGAGGGAATGTAGATTTATTTAGTAAGTGCGACGGTTGCGGTCACGAGCACCAGTTGGCTTTGCAGCCGCACGTGGAGCCTTGCTACTCGTCTTTGCACGAGTTGAAGGACCAGCAACACGCTTTTCCTTGCTTGCACCAGCCATGCCAGCAGACTTTGAAGCCTTCTTGCGGGTTTCTGGTTGAGCCTTAATCATTCGACCAGTTGAGAACATTCCACCGGGGCGAAAATCTCCAACCTTCTTAAACTGACTTGGCTTGTCATTCTTTGATGGCTTCTGTGCTTGCTTCGTCATACGAAGCGTGTAAGCCTTATTTGCTTTACTGTTTGGCATTTTGATTTTCCTTTACTTCTTGTCTGAATTTGGTCGAACTTTGTAATTTGCGTCTTGCTTTACAGGAGTTGGACTTTTACCATACAAGCCGGGGGCTGTAACGGTTCCAGACTTCTTTACTGCATCAGCGTGACTGTCAACTTGTGGGTACTTGTAAGGCATTATTGCTCCTTTTGAAAAAGGGGAGTGGGTTTCTGCCCACCCCCCAGATTCAATTACTTGCGGTAGATGGACACCGTGTTTGCTGCAGTGAAAACTGCGACAAACGATGCTGAATCTGCTGCTGCAACAGTTGCCGAACCGACAAGCGTTACACCGGAAGCACCAGCAGTCAAGGTAATTGCATGAGTAGATGCAGCAAGGTTAACAACCGAGAATCGGAAACTTGAACCGACACCCTCGTCTGTGAACGCTGCACCCAACTCTGCACCAGTTGGAGTTGTCAACGCACGACCCGCTGTTGGGGTCATGGTGTAAACAACTTCACCGGCACCAGCAAGAGTTGCTGCTGACTGTGTTGTTCCAGCATCGGTTGCTGCAACTACAGTTACTCGCTCTTCTTTTGCTGCCCATGTTTCAATACGCTTGCGTGTTACTGCACCGTCTGTGTCATTTGCTAATAGTGGCATTTCATTTTCTCCTTGTTAGTTAGTGGTCTTAGGCGGTCTTTGCCGTGAGTTTGCCCTGCTTCGCACGGTTGCGACAGGTCAAGTTGCCGTAGCACATGATGAGCGCATAGCGAGCATCGGTGTCTTCTGGCTTGATGAAGTCCGTCTGAGCGAACCACTTGTTGCTGTGACCGACCAAGGTGAGGTACTTCGTGTTAAGGAAGTAAAACACGCCAGCGGTGCAATGCACGTCGTACATTACAGGAGCAGCCTTGAACAACAGGTTCTGGAATCCAGCATCTGCAGTCTTGGTGTCCGTGTAACGGAGGTTTGGCTGAAGCAATGCTTCGTACTTCTCAAACAAGGTCTGAGTTGTCAACAAGGTGTCTGGGTGGTCATTACCAACCGAAACGCTGTTGTAAGCGGTGCTCATTTGTGCAAGAGTCAACGCAGTTGCGGTGTTCTCTTCGTATGAACGCCAGAACTCGTTGCCTGAAGTTGCTGAGTTGATTCCACCAACGCTGTTGCCGGACTCAACCAAGTTTCCAAGGCCGTTCCAGTCTTTTCCGCTGTTGCCAGTTCCGTCAGCAAAGAACATCTGGTTGAACGATTCACGCATTGACTCTTCTGCCTGCATAATCTTGGCTTCGAGCAAGTTGATGATTTCTTGTTCACCGTTG